AAGGATTCCGAGAGCTCCTGCGCGGCGGCGGTGCGGCCAGGCCCTAAGATCCCGGCGGCGACTAACGATTCGGTGAGTAAGTCGGAACAAAGCATTATTGGTTAGCTCCCTGGGGTGCATTGGCCGCCCCGCTAGGGGCCTGGGCATCGTTGGCGGAAGCGAGCGGCGATTGCTGCAAATCGAGCCCCAGCGCGTTCTGCTTGTTCAAGGCCCGCAGCGCGGCTTTGGCCTGCATGGCGAGCTGGAACATCTCGGGCGTGATGGGACGGCCGTACTCGGGGGCGAGATCCACGGCGAGCTGTAACTTGATCGCGCGCTCGTAGCCGGGCGGAAAATCGAATGTGTCGGTCAGAGCGGCAAAGCCCGTAAGCGGCTTCAGCGAGTAGAGCGTGAGGGTCGAGGTCGCAGCCGGTTTCGGCCACACGTTCATGTTGGCGGTCGGATAGGCGTTATCGAGGTACAGTTTCGAGACGTAGTTACTCGTCGCCGTGAAATCGGAGATCGCGTTGTACTCGGCGACGGAGACGATGTCAACCGGCAGCGAGACGTTGTTCGCGGTGCAACTCGCTTCTAACAAGCGCAGCGGCCGGGCGGTTGCGAGATTGCCCGCGCCGGCTCCGGTGCCCCACAGATAGGAGTTGTCGTTGATCGTGAGCGCGAGCGTGTCGGTGACGCGCGAGTAGAGATAGACTTCTTCCGCCGACAGCGAGGCGATGACTTCGTTCAGGCTGAGTAAGGCGTCGGTCGATTCCGCGGTGGCCGGGGTTTCGCCGGCGGCGATGGCCGAAATAAAGCGCAGCGCGCCGTTGATGATGTCTTGAGCAGTGTTAGACACGTGTTTCCTTCTGTTTCGTTTTCTGGGGCTGGCCGCCGCGCGAGCGGCTTAACTTCCGCAGCCGAGCATGGTTAAGAAATTCGTGACGGTGGGCGGCGGCGCGCCTCCCGCTTCGACCTCGATTAAGTACCCGGACCAAGGGCTACTGCCGCCGCTAGTGTTGTTGTTCGAAATCGACTTATTGCCGGTTGCGCCCGCCGTCGCAAGCACGCCATCGGCTACAAAGAGAATCCCGGTGCCGTTTTCGTTGAGCCGGGTCGTAAACGTTGGGGTCGTGCCGGTTGGCGGACTCAGCGCATTCGCGGTGTCGCCCCAGTCCTGATTCACGAACATCACGAAGCTGTTATTCGTGCTCGTCGTGATGCTGAGAGCGGTGGTCGTATGGCCGCCGGGAATGTCGTTCGGATTGGTCGTAGCCGATGGCGCGCTGCCGGTATCGCCGCCTGAAACCGCGACGACGTAGGCTTCCGAACTCGACGACGAATGCGTGATCGTGTAGTTCGCCGGTTCGCTGCCCGCGACCTTGTACCAGCAGTAATTCTTGACAGAAAAGCCGCCCTGCGAAACCGTAACCGGAAACCCGCTCAGGATGGTGAATCCGGCAGGCGGCGTCGGGGTGGGCGGGCTGGCGTTACCGAGCAGAAAGAAGAGCAGAACAATATCGCCGCTCGTGACGCCCGACGGCGCGCTGACGGTGGTATTCGTGCGCGAGCCGTAGTTGACGGACGCGGAACTGCGATAAGCCGATCCCATTTACTTGTAGAAGAAATTCACATCGACCGGATTCGACGGCGCAGTCGAGCCCGTGCGCGTGGTGGTACAAGCGAAACTCATTGCGGTCGAAAACGCGATGCCGGGGTTGTAGCAGACGTTCCGGCCGCCGGAAGGCGGCAACACGATCACGAGATCCGGCGCGGTCGAGCCGAGCGTCACGCTGCCGGTGCCCGCGTTGAAAACCTGGATGTAGGTTTCCGCTGTGTTCTTGTTGTAAACGTCGTAGCCGTAGAGCTGCCCGGCGGACGCTTTGATCGCCGTCACCGTATTGCCCACGCTGCCGGTCGTGAAGCTGCACCCGCCCGAGGTCGAGGGGACGGTCGAGACGCTGCCCGACACGGGTTGCGTCACCGCGGAGCCGTCCACCTTCAAAGCGGTCATCGAGGCGATGCCCTGGACCGTAAGGACATCCGTCGAAGCGCTTCCGGCCGTGCCGAGTGCCGGCTGTTTGGCGGAAGTCGCTGCGCCGCTTGGCAGCGGCAGAGACGAAGCGCTCACGGGCTGCGTGACGGCCGAGCCGTCGACCTTCAACGCATTTGAAGCGGTGACGGTCGCTTCATTCGTGCCCGAGTAGAGTCCGACGCGCAGGTTCTTGTTGGTCGAGCTCTCGACCAGTAAGCCCTGCATGTTCGTCCCATCGCTTGCGCCGATAGCCGTTCCGGTCGATGGGAACGCGCTGCCGAAGTTGGAAGACGTGCCGCCCGAGCCGCCGCCCGATTGGATCGCGACATTCAGATTGCCCGAACCATCGAGCGAGAGCGCATGCAGGACGTTCGAACCGTTTTTCCCGAGTGCGACGGTGCCGGTGGGTGTCGATTGCGTGGCGCCGTCGGCATACTGCGTGCCGCCGCCGAAACTCGTGATCTGGTTGCCCGAGCCATCGACAATCGCGACATCGAGCGCTTTCGCGTTGGTCAGAGACTCGATGGTCGCGGTGTCGGTCCCATCGGTGAGCTTCACGCTGCCGATGGTGTTCGAGCCCGAGGGAATCGAATTGATCGACACTGCGCCTGAGACGGACACGCTCGGCGTACCCGAGATACTGACCGTGCCCGATACCGGCTGCGTGGCCGGGAAGTTCGACACGCTCACGCTGCCGATCGCGTTCCCGCCCGCCGGAATCGACGGCAGAGAGGAAACGCCCACCGTGCCGCTTACGGGCTGCGTAATGGCCGAGCCGTCCACTTTGAGCGGCGTCATACTGGTGACGCCCTGCACGGTGAGCACGTCGGCCGAGGGTGTCCCCGCCCCGCCCAACGCGGGCTGCTTGGCCGATGTGGCCGCCCCGGAGGGCAGCGGCAGCGCAGCCGCGCTGATCGGTTGGGTGGCCGGGAAATTGCCGACGCTCACCGTTCCGCTCACGGGCTGCGTGGTGGTGCCGGTGGGATCCGTTCTGACGGGAGACGCGAGCGCGCCGAGCCCGTTGTTAGTGAGATTGACTTTTAAATTGCCGTTGACGTCGGCTTGCAGCGGGTTGCTCGTGCCCGATGAGTAAGTCGGAGGGGAAGAGTTATAGGTCGCGGCGCTCGTCGCATTGATCGAGCCCGAGATGAGCATTTTTCCGTTGACGTCGCACTGCAAGGGCCCCGTTTGCCCATCGGCCAAAACCGGCGGCGTGACGTTGTACTGCGCTCCGGTCGAGACGGCAAACGAGCCCTGCGCGATGTTGCACAGTAAGTTCCCGTTCTCGTCGATGTTCAGATGGTTCATTTCGCCTTCGGTGAGCGAAGGCGTGCCCTGTACCCGCGCGACGTAACTGTCCATGACTTACTGGATCCCTTCGTGGTGCGTGCAAAGGCCGTTTGGCTGGCCGTTTTGCACGCCTTCATGAATCGAGCCGTCCGCGTGGCGCACGGCCAGGCCCGGGGTCGCGAGCGCTTCCTTGATGTCGGGATGGTTCGCGTGGCGATGCCCGACGTGAAACCAGTGGTCGCCGATGCGCTTCAGGATTTCGACGGATTCGTGCGCGGCGGCCGGAAACGGCGCGGCGTGTTGTGTTTGTTGGCTAGGCGCAGCCTCCCACCAGTCGGGCCGCAGCTCGCAGGGTGACAATTTGTCACCACTCAGTTGCGTGGTCTTGCCGCGGATCGCGGCGACGGCCGGCACGGCGGCCAGCAGGCACAGGAGCCCGAGTTCGAGTTCAAGAATCATTGGAAAATGTCCGAGAGAGAGAAAAGGCGAGGGGCGCCGCAGCGCCCCCCCCGAGAGTGAAACTAGCCTTGAATTCTGCAAGCCCACTCAGGCCGCAGACCGGCCCAGCCGCACAGGATGTCGAACCGGCCGATGAACTGGTCGGTTGTGACGTTGTAGGCGGCGACGAAACGCATCGACAAGCCGAGCTGATCGTCCGACTTGCGGGCGGCCATGTGGACGCCACGCGGCAGCGGAAGATCCACGCAGGCGAGCGTGAACGCATCGCGGTGAAACGCGAGGTTCATGGGGCTCACTTTGGAAGCCGGCGAAGTGACGATGTTGACCGCCTGGTTGTTGGCGGGCACGTTCGACACGTTCTTGAACGCGCCGGTCGTAATCATCGACTCGGTGACAACGAGGTTGCCGTTGCCGGATCCGTCGCTGGTGAAGTCCTGCGCCAGAACGAACTGCTTCAAGTTCTGGTTGGTTTGCAGAGAAACCGGATTCACCGCAAAGCAGGTGTTGAAGGTCACGACGTCGCCGGCCTTCAGCGTGTTTGTCGATGGGGTCCAGCCCTTGGTCGGGACGTTGAAGGTGGAGGGCGTCGCGGTCAGCGTGTTGCCGCTGGGCGAAGAGGCCGGGGTGATGGTGCCGTTGATGAGCGGAGTTCCGCCCTGCGCGCCGGTCGTGTAGGTGTTGACGTTCTGCGACATCGAAACCTTGTAGCCGAGCGCTTTCCCGAGCGTGCCGTCGGTGTACTGCTTCGAGATCGACTTATCGTCTTGAAACAGGCCGCTCAGAGCCGGGATGATGTTCGCCTGCGCGTCTTCGTTGATGACGAGCGAGCGGTTGCCATCGCGCGGCGTGGCGTTCTTGTCAAGCAGTGCGCCGGCGGTGGTCAGAAGCGTGATGGTTTGGGCTGCGGTCGCGCCGCTGCCGGGTGTGGTGCCCGGTGTGCCGACCGTGTTGGAGACGCCGAGAGCCAGGCCGAGCCCGAGGTAATCGAGCTGGTTCGCGATGACGGCCATCGCCGGTTGCAGGACTTGCTGCCCGAAACCGTCGATGCTCAAGGTGAGCTCTTGCGATGAGAATTGAATGTCGACGCCGAGCTGGTGCGCGAGCGTGACGGGCACCTGGGTGATGACGGTATCCTGCGGGCTCGCGGTCTGCGAGTCGCGCACGGTGTACTTGGGCGGTTTCTTCGCGAAGATGGTCGCGCCACGGTACACGGGGCCCGTGTATTCCTTCTGGTACTGGCGATTGACGTACTTGGTGAAAACCAAGTTGTTTTCCAGAATCATCAACGCTTCGTTGGTGATGTGCTGGTCGGTAAGTAGGTTGTTACTCACTTAGAAAGTTCCTTCCGTTCGTTCTGCTGCGGGGGCGTGGCCCGCGCTGGGTGACGGTCAGATACGGCCGGCTTCTCGGGCGCGGCGGTAATCGGCGAGCGACATCTTGCCGATGTCGGGCGTGCCGGCGTGCGCTGCGGTCCTGGAAGCAACCGGCTTGATGGGCCGGGGCGCATTACTGACCTTGGGTTCTTTAGCGACCGGAGTGTCGGAGGAGGCGAGTTGCGCTTCGAGCTTGCCGATCTCGCGCGCCGCAGCGATGGGGTGCATCGCAGCAAAGCGGGCGAGGGCCTCGCGATCCTGCGCCAGCGTGTACGCCAACTCGGGCCCGTGCTCGGACTCCAAGATCAGGCGTTGCTGCGCCGGCGGAAGCGTGATGTCTTCGACGTCGGCCATCGCCTCGTCGAAATCCGCGTGCTCTTTGAGAAACTCGGCTTTCCGCTCGTTCCACTTGTCCACGATCTGGCGTGTCTCGTCCTGGATCTTGGCCTGCGCGGCGGCGGCCTCGCGCTCGAACGTCTGCTTATCGAGCTTCCAGTCGGTTAGCGCTTCGGTGAACTGTTCGAGCGAATCGAAGTCTTCGAGCTTGGGCTTTGGCTTATCGAACTGCGGCGATTGCCCGACAGTTTCGGGCTGCGCTGTCTCCTGCTGCTCGCTCGCCGTCCCAGCGGAACTGCGTTCCGCCAACTGCGCTCGTAGCTCTTCGATCTGGCGCTCTTGCCGTTCGATCTTGCGCTGCCAGCCGCCTTTTTTCTTCGGCTGCTGCTCGCTCTTGTCTTCTTCCGATTCCGTCTCCGGTGAATCGTCCGCGGCGCCCTCTCGCTCCGCAGCGCTTTCGCCCACGTTTTCACGTTCAGCGGGGGCTGGTTCTTTCGGTGCCTCCGTTTCGACGGCGGGAGCCGCGTCACGCGAAGCGCGATAGTCCGCCAGGCTCATGTCGGCCAGCGAGACTTCAGGTGTTTGTGTTTGTGCGTCCATGCAAAAAATCCCGCCCAAAGCGCAAGAGCGCCAAAGCGGGAATGTCGTAAAAATTCGTTCGTTTAGGCTGAAGGCAATGGCTGAGTGGAAACCCGGGGTAGCGAAGCTACCGAAAAGCGCCTGTCTCCAGTGCGGCTATCGGATGGATGCCGCCTCCTCAGCCGACAATTCCGGCGCGTTGCCGCGGCCCGGCGATCCGACCGTGTGCATCAAATGCGGCGCGGTGATGCTGTTCGCCGACGATCTGAGCCTGCGCGGCCTTAGCGATGACGAGATCCAGCAATTCACGGCGGATCGCGAGCTCATGGCCGCAATCGGCAGGGTCGTACAAGCGATCCACTTCATGCACGCGAGCGCGAACTAAGCCGCTTTCTTCGGCTTCGGTTTGCTCGCCGCGGCCGGCTGCTTTTTGGCGAGCGCGGCGTTCTGTTTCGCGGCCTGCTGCTGCTGGTTATGCTGTTGCCGCGAGAGTAACTGCTGCTGCCGGAATCCCTGCTGCGCCTGTTGCTGCTGGAAGCCGGCGCCCTGCTGGGCCTGCTGCATCGTTTGCACGTGCCCGGCCGCCTGCTGCTGCATGGTTTGCGCGTGTGCCTGCTGCGCCGCGGCATCCTGGTAGGCGTGTTCCCGAGCCTGCATCGCGACATCGTGCCCCTGCGCGACCAACTGCGAGAGACGGTCGTACTCGAGATCCGCCCGCGCCTGCGCGTCCGAGCTGTTCAATTTCGACAACGCGATGACGAGCTGCGCCTGCGTCTGCCAGGCGGCGATCTTCTCTTTCGACTGAATCTCTAAGAGCTTGGCGTCGCGCTCCTGGGTGAGCTGTTGCACCGCTCCGACGAGCGCCTGGTGCTGTGCGGCGAGTTGCTGCATCTGCCCGGCGACTTGCGGCGGAATGTTGCCAGCCGGCGAATCCTGCAACTGCGGCGGCAGTAGCTTTTTCAAGCGCTCCGCGATCTGCGGCGCCGTCGGCCAATCGAAGTTAGAAACCAGTAAGTCGCCGATGACTTGCATCAATTCGGGCTGCGCTTGCACGAGTTGCAGCATGTTCTGCGCTGCTTCCTGCCGCGCGCTCTCGAAGCTCGGGCCGTCCGAAATCGCGACATCGTAGCGCCCGACGGTGAGATCAAAGACCTTCCGCAGCCCGTCGTCGTCTTGAAAGTGCTGGTTGATCGGTACGTTCTTCGACGTGCCGTCCGGGTTCACGATCCGGACCACGCGCTCGGTGTCGTAGATGTAGGGGATCCAGCCCACGATGACGCGGCCGAGCTGCTTGATCGCGCGTTTCATCGAGTCCTGAAACCCGAAGGTCGAGACTTGCCCCTGTTGCTGCCGCAGGAGAATCGCTTTGCCCGACTGCTCGGGGCCCGGCGCGCCGAGCGACGGATCGTAGAGCCCGGTCGTGGTTTTGAGGTCGTTGTCCGCGTGTGCGATCGCGCTCGTGATGGCCTGGATGGGCGGCTCGCCAAACTGCCGCACGGGCCAGCCCGGCGCCGCGGGATCCGGGTTCACCGGCAGATAGGGGAAATTCGCCGTGTTCGCTTTCGCCCAGACTTCCTCGTACCCTTCGAGCTGTTTGGCCGTCGCGACAAACGGCGCTTTCGGGGCGAGTGCGATGGTTTCCGCCATCGCCGATTGCCACAGGTTGTAAAGACGCTGCGGCTCGCGCGCGTAACGAACCAGTGAGATCAGATGCCGCCGGCCTTCGACGAGGATCTCTTCGCCGAGCACCGGCACGATGGGGATGTACTCGCCGGGAATCTCTTCCTCGTCGAGTATTTCGACGCCGTTGGTCAGGCACCAGTAGACGCGCTTTTCTTCCTTGGTGCGGCTGCGGCCGTTTTTCGAAAGCGTGACTTGTTCGGTTTCGACGTAGAAGTACTCCGCCACGCGCACGGAATCGCGCTCGTACCAGCCCGGCGCCTGGTCGGCCAGGCCGCCCCAATCCTGAAGCCCGGCGACTTCGCTCTCGCCGTAGCTCTCGACGTAATCCTCGCGGCTCAAGGTGTCGATGACGAACCAGTAGCGGGCGTCTGAGTAGTCGAGCTCCTTTGAGCGCGGATCCGGGTAATGCGCGAACGCGTTCGGCTCGCGCTCGATGACGATCTCCTGATCGAACGAATCGCCATCAACGTATTTCGTCACCGCGCGGATAAAGCCGAATCCGCCGGTCGCCATGTGATCGAAGCCGGTGTCGTACGCTTCTTCGGCATTCGAGCAGCGCTCGATGTGCCGGCACACGCCTTGCACGATTTCGGCTGTTTCGATGTCCGAGCCGTCGCCGATGGGCGAAATCTGGATCGCCGGCCGCGCTTTCTTCTGTTCGCCGGTGAGCTGCCGGATGAACTGCGGGATCCGGTTGATGACGTAGCAGGGGCGGCCGTCGTTTTTGCGCTGGCCCTCGATGAGCGAGTCCCACTGATCGCCGAGCCGGAACTTCCAGTCGGCCAGCGCTTCCGCATGAATCTCTGCGAGCGCTTCCTGCGCGAGCTTGAAGCGCTCGCGCATGGTCCGAAAGAACTTCTCGTCGCGTTCCCGCTTCTGTGGTTTTGGTGCGGCGAGGGGCTCCGCGGCGGCCGGCTGCTTGGTGGACTTCTTACTCATCGGGGTTGTGTCGGTTTATGGAACTCGGCGTAATGCGCGCGATACCCGCAGTGCGGGCAGCGGCACACGCCGAAGGTGTCGCTCAAGATGTCGTACTCGCGATGCCCGTTGAGCGTGGGCCCGCCGTCCTTGATGCCCTGCGTGTTGGCGCACTTCGGGCACTTCGGCGATTTCGATAATTCGGTCGAAGCTCTAACTGCGTTCATCCGCTGAAAACTCGCCCGTGTCCTAACAGCCCGTAGGGCGTTCTGCGCGGCCCCGGCTGCTTGGCGCGCTCCAGGCCGCTCATGATCTCGTAGCGGCCGGCGTCCATCGCGTGGTCCTTTTCCTTGACTACTTTTCCTTTTTCGTCGCGCCGATAGAGCCGATACTCCGCAAGCCAGTGGATACAGCTTTTGAAGACTTTCAACTTACCCGAGATGAGGCGCTGCCGCGTGGCATAGATGCCCGCTTCGACCGAGTTATCGGCCGGCTCGATGTCGAGCCCGGCCCGGCGGTAGAGTTCGATCAACTGCTCGCCGTCGACCTGCGAGCGCCCGCGTGCCGCCGGATCAATCACGCCCGGAATCCACGCCCCGCGCGCTTTGATCGCTTCGGCATGCACGGCCGGAATCGCATCGCCGGCGTAGTGCTCGCTATAGAAGTACACAATGTCCGACTCGCGGTCATGCGCGGCCCAGATCGCCGCGGTGCGGCGCCAGCCGACATCCAGCCCGTAGGAGCGCCACCAGAACGCCGGAATCTCGAAGTCTTCGACGACGAAGGAATCCTCGGGAACCGAGTAAATCTTCCCTTCGCCGAGCGTCGGGATGCCCTTCATGCGGGCTTCGAGCTCGTGCTCCGGGTACGCCGCCATCATGTCGGCGATGGCCTGCTCGGATAAGTGGGGCGAATCAGCCCAGCCCGCGGTTGTCGTCCATTTCGCCAAGTGATTGCGGTTAGCAGTTCTTCAGTTTGCGATTCGCTTTCGCGGTGATGCGGTTCAGCTCCGAGAGCGACAGCGAGCCCTTGTTGTACGCGCGTTTCGCGAAGCTCTTCGCGGCAACGGCGTGATTCTTGTCTTCCACCGGGAAGGACCGGCCGGGCCCGGCGAAGGCGGAAGCCGGCAGCGCTTTCCGCGCGGCGGTGCTGAGTTTTGCCATAAAGTGTTTCTGTGTACTTCGAACTTTCGGAAACCGACCGCGAGGCGCTCGTTGCAGCGCTCGGGGCGGGAACGAAACTCTACTTCAGCGACAAGCGGCCTATCGCGCAGTCGATGTACTGGCGCATGCTGGACGTGGCCGACCGCTTAGGCGTACGCTTCACCTGCCACGAGTGCGGCGCGACCGGCTTGCGGCCGGCCGAGGCACGGAACCACTTTCAACCGCAAATTGAATCCGACTTCCAGCCCATCCAAAACCCGCAGCCCGAACCGGAGCTCGTGCAATGAGCGGCGTCACGATCTGGCAGCGCTGGCAGTGCGATGACTGCCAGCTTGAAGGAATCATACGCGGTCTGTCGACCGACGATGCCCTCGGGCTCTACCGTCTCGCGATCCGCGAGCACGAAGAGAAGAGCCCGGAGTGCCGCGGCCGGCTCCGCTTCCGCGATGAATATTTAACGCGCGAGCCTACAGACGCTCGTCTTTCGGCTCCAACTCGTTGAGCAGCGGCAGCGCCGCATGCTCGGGGAACGCGATCTGCGGGTTCTCCTGCCGGATCGACTCGTACGTCTCGCGCGACATGAACCCGTGCCGCGTGTGCACGTAGCCGTCGAGATCACGCGCGAGTTTCGGCTGCTTGAGCTTCTTCTTAATGACTTTCATCCGTCCGTTCGCCTAAGAACTCGTTTACGACGTCCGACCAACCGCGCAGCGGGGTGAACGTGAGATACACCAGCCCGCCGCCGGCATCGCCGGGCACGATCATGGTTCGCATGAGCGCCTCGCGGTAGACATCGACCGCCGGCTCTTCGTCGAAGTGAACGAAGTGTTTCGCGGTGCCTTGAAAATTCTCGCGGCCTTCGGCGTAACTCTTGAAGCCGAGCACCGAGATCCCGCCGGTCGC